GTAAGAAAGATGCTTTCATCACTGGATTCGTGAAAGCTGATAAACTCGACTTTACGAAGAAATCGGATCCCGTTCCTAGGCTCATATCGTCCTATGGGCCTAGGTACGTCGTGGCGTTAGGTAGGCACTATGCACATCGAGAGCATAGTATCATAAGGGCATTGGACAAAGCGTGGGGTAGTAGGGTTGTATGTAAGGGGCTTAACGCTTTTGAGCGAGGTGAGTTAATAGCTCGTAAGTGGGGTAGGTTTGCGAAACCTTGTGCTTTGATGGCCGACGCTAGCCGGTTTGATCAACACGTTTCAATGGATGCATTGCATAGAGAGTTCGCTTTCTATTTGCGTCTTGCCACCTGCCCAGCGGAAAGGAAAGAGATGGAGTTGCTCTTCAACATGCAGCTTATTGGTGATGGCATCGGTCGAGCTGAGGATGGCAGTGTGAGGTTCACCACGTTTGGTGGCAGGAAGTCTGGCGTACCGAATACCGGTGGCGGCAACACCCTGCTTATGTGCGTGATGTTCCTGGCTTATGTTAGATCCCTTGGTATCGATTGTGAGTTTGTTAATGATGGCGATGATTGTGTTCTTATTATGGAGCAATCTGATCGGTGCATCGTTGAGTCTACTGTGGCGGATTATTTCCACCGCAAAGGATTTACGATGGTCATAGAGAAGGCTGTTTACGATTTAGAACGCATTGATTTCTGCCAGAGTTCCCCCGTTTGGACCCCTAGTGGGTACATTATGGTCAGGAGGCCACAAACAGCCATGGCTAAGGACACCATAAGTCTGAGCAAGTTTGAGAGTGAACGACATTGGAAGAGGTGGGCGGCATCTGTCGGTGAGTGTGGGTTGAGTTTGGCTGGTGGGATCCCTGTTATGCAGGAATTCTACAGCTCCTTCACCCGTATAGCTGACGGGGCTAAGCGCTTCGACCAAGGCCCCGGCGGGGGTCTTGAGCACCTTTCTCGTGGGATGAAGAGGTGCTATGGCCCGATAGCGGAACGTACTAGGTATTCCTTCTACGTTGCCTTCGGTATAACACCTTCAGAGCAGCTTGCTGCCGAGGACCTCTATCGAGGCACTCGTCTCACTTACGGCGGTAACGCCCTCGTTTCGGAGAGTTTGGTTTTCAAATCGTGTATATAGTTGCGGTGGCACGCTTAACAGCCGGTCCTGGGTAGACCTTAAATGCACCATTGGGTTGTCTGGATAATCGCCCAAAACGGTGGGATTCATAGTTCCTTAATATTTCCGTGCTAACCAAAATGCCGAGAGACTGCACGGCGCGGCTGTAGGGGTACTGCCCCACAGTTCCAGATGATGTACAGTCCCGTTGTTGTGGCGGGATCCAATACACACAACAATCATGCC